TTTGCTTCATGGGCGCTATTCTTATGTAGGGTAGAAGATCTGTACGCATTTTGGACAGAATACACTTCTGACTCTTCGCGGATATAATCGTCTACGCACATTGGTAAACAAACAATGTAATTAAGCAAAAGCACAGCTCCTATTATAATTAGTATATTTTTGATTATTTTCATTTTACAAATCACCTAAAAATGTCTATTTACAACTAAATTTAACGATGCTATAATAAAAATAACATATTTAAACACTTTTTTTTGCAAATGGCGAAAACAACGCCCATAAGGGAATGATTTGAATGAAAATTGCGATTTGTGACGATGATAATTTACGAATTGAGATTTTCAAAAGTAGCATTGACCGATATTTAAAAGAGCATGGTGATGGTGGATATACATTAACTACCTACACCAGCGGAAAGCCTTTGATTGACGATGTTTCAGATGGTGAATGGTATGACATTATAATTCTTGATGTCTCCATTAACGGAGAAAATGGCATAGAGATTGCCAAAAGATTAAGAAAGATCGGATACTATGGAAATATCACTTTTTGGACAGAACGCAAAGAATATGTATTTGATGCACTTGATGTGCTACCGGTGCATTACATCATTAAAGGCTCCGAGCATGGAAGAATGTATTCAGTTGTTGAGCAGACTCTTGAAAATATCCGTGAAAAAACGCTTACCATCAAGAACAAGGACTACTTTCACAGAGCTGAATTCCGGCATATTGAATACATCGAAAGCCAGAACAAATACATAATGATCCATTGCACGTGCGGAATATCGCACAAGGAACGAGGAAAGCTCAATGATATCGAACAGAGTCTTGACGGAAGATTTTTGCGCTGCCACCAGAGCTATATAGTTAATATGGACGAGGTAAGCGAAGTAAGCCATTTTTTTACGATGGTATCTGGCGCGATCGTCCCGATCAGGCAAAGAGAACTTGCAAAAATAAGAGAAAAATATGAAAACTACGCCATTGGAGGGAGATAAGGCATGAGCGAAGAAAAAACCAAGAAGTGCAAACATTGCAAGATGGACATTCCAAAAGATGCAAAAATATGTCCACATTGTAGAAAGAAACAAAAAAGTGGAATATTAAAATGGGTTGTATTAATACTTATCATAGGAGTGGTTATCGGTGCTGTCACAGACAAAAGTGATTCGGGATCAGATAAAAACACGGCAGCCACTACTTCTACAGAAAAGAAAGAAGCTGCTACCAAACAAAAAGAAGAAGCTACACCAATCGAGTACACTACTGTTTCCGTGAATGACATGATGGATGCCCTTAATAATAACGCTATGGGAGCGTCTGACAAATATAAAGGTAAATACCTTGAGATTACCGGAAAGCTCACAAACATTGATGCAGCCGGAAAATATATTGATCTTATGGCTGATGGAGATTTTGAGATTATTGGAGTTCAGTGTTACATCAAAAACGACGACCAGAAAGCTAAAATAGCATCTATGTCAAAAGGTGACACTGTTACATTGAAAGGAAAATGTACGGATGTCGGAGAAGTGCTTGGATATTCTCTTGATATTGACGAGATAGAGTAGATAACACGGCTCCTGCTTAATGGCAGGGGCTGTTTTTTATACAAGGAGGAAAATTATGGCAAAAAGAAAGAAATACCCAAAATTGCCGAATAGCTTTGGCTCTATCCGCTATCTCGGTAAGGGTCGAAGAAACTGCTATGCAGTGCACCCACCGGCAACGATTGACGTAACAGGAAAAGCAGTCCGTCCACCGGCAATCTGCTACGTTGACGACTATCTAAAAGGGTTCGCCGTTCTGACAGCTTACAAAGCCGGGACGTACAAGCCAGGTATGGAAAAAGAACTTGAGATTGCCCCTACAGCGGACGCAGACGTTCTTATAAGCCGTATTTTGTCAGACTACAATACATTTAAAGGCACAGAGGGAAAACACCCGGAAACGCACAAATTGACGTTCTCAGAGGTATATGAGCAATTTATGAAATGGAAGTTTCCTGATGGGACAAAACTATCATACAGCTCAAAGAACGCATACCGGAATGGATATTCAAACTGCACAGTACTCCACAACCGCGTATTTGAGGATTTAAAGGCTCCTGACATGCAAGAGGTATTAGATACCTGTCCACTCAAAAGAGAAAGCGTAATGATGATTTTGACGTTGTTTAAACAGATGTACAAGTACGCCATGTATGCCGAGATTGTCACGGAAAACAAAGCTCTCTATGTTCGCAACAATGCACCTCACGACACGGAACACGGCACACCTTTTTCAGATGAGGAATTAAGCATCCTCTGGAATAACGCCGATGATTCAGAAGTGCAACTCATTCTAATCATGTGCTACTCTGGATGGAGGATTGGCGAAGTATCAAAGCTTTCAATTAATCTCGAAGAAAGATATTATCAGGGCGGTATTAAGACAAAAGCCGGAAAAGACAGGATTGTGCCTATTCATTCGGTTGTATATAGTTTTGTTCAGTCAAAAATGGAATCACAAGGAAAACTTCTGATGTATACACAAAAGCATCATAGAGACAAGCTCTTCTACCCTACACTAGAACGTTTGAATATAACCGGCAACCCGAAACACACGCCACACGACTGCCGACATACCTTTTCTACCCTGTGTGAAAAATATGGCGTCCGAGAGAACGACCGGAAGAGGATGTTGGGGCATTCGTTCGGGAACGATGTCACGAACGCTGTGTACGGTCACAGAACCCTGGAAGAACTCCGGGAAGAAATAGAGAAAATAAAAGTTCCATTTGTGACTAACTGTGACTAACCGTTCCTATTTTTATCGCTTTTAAACTGTCTTAATCGCTCTAACAAAAGTCTGCAAAGCCTTGATTTTACTGGCTTTTCCGCATTTCACAAGGGATTCTTTAAAGACATTTTCTATAATCTAATTTTAATGAAACTTTTCAAGAATCCTTTGTTTATGCGGTATTTCAGACTTCGCTTGTGACTAATTTGTGACTAACCGCACAAATCTATATCTAATTAAAACATCGCAATTTGACGTAAAAAAAGAGAGCCGGGTTTTTAGGCCCAACTCTTTTTTTGATCGTCCGCTCGTGCCGCTGCTAACAGCCCCCGAATTGGGACATACAGCTCTTCCGTTCATGCACGGTGGAATCAGTCTGCACTCTTCACTTGTGCGTAGCCACACAGGAAACTTTACATCATAAGTTCAATCCCTGTGCGACTGTTAACAGTATAACTTGCTTTGAAGGAAAAATCAATCAGAACATAAATTTGGTTAAAAGAAAAAGCCCCAAGGATTAACTCCAAGGGGCTTAATTTGTCACTTAGTATTAGCTTTCATATGCTCAATCACTCTCTTCCATGTATCAATGCCGCAAGTTCCATTTGCCTTTACACCAACATTTTTCTGGAAAACTTTGAGGGAATTATATGTGTCATTCCCAAACTGTCCGTCAACTTCTACGCCCAGCATTGCCTGAAGCATTGCCACAGCTGTACCGGAACTGCCCTTTCTCAGAATCGGAAGTCTTGTCTGGAAGGTACCGGTAAGCGTAGTTGAAGGTGTACTTACTTTTGCACCGGTGGTAACGGCGATAGCCACGTGGTGGTTATCATTCAGAAGGATATCTCCTGCCTTTAAATAGTCACCGGATGTCAGATACTTACTATCCGTCAATACTTTCGCACCGGCAGCCTTCATTGCGGTTCTCATGTTTCGTGTTGTCAGATAGATGCTGACCGCTTTGAGTTTTGCGTTATTTAAGCGATACCCAGCCCCTTTGACGATAGCTGCTGTACTTGCGCTGCAATCAGATTCACAAGCTACCGTGATCTGCGCCGGATCGTAGTTACTTGCCTTCAGGTGCTGCCAGAACGAATACCGGTCATTGTTGTTTCCAGCAGTGCCCTGATCGTACCCGATGAGATTGTTTCGTGCTGCTTTTGTCGCCATATCTGCGATCATAGCTGCGATTTTAGCATCATTAAATCTCAGGACGCAGAGCCACGGTCTACTGTACCAGTTCATGATCTGATATTCTGTGCCGGTCTGATCTCCTGCTTTTCCACCTGCATATCTTCCATTTTCATCATGTCCGCAGTTACTAATTTTTACCATTTTTGTTTCTCCTTTCTGTGTCGTTTCTCGATAATCTTTGTAAAATACATCCATATCAACATTTCCGCTGATTCCTGATACTTTTCCTTTGCTAGAATACTGCCAGCCTACGCCAAAATCCGGCTGGAGTCTTTCCTGCAATGTTCCGTTATCGTTTGCCGGATATCTGGCTATCCAAAAATCATATTTTTTCAGATGTGAACAGATCACGGTATCGTACCAGTCGACATTGCAGTACAAAGCAAATTTATATCCAGCTTTTTCGATGATATCCCGAAAAGCATCCGCAAGCTTATGAATGTTTTCAGATCCTAATGCTCTTTGATTGTTGTTTTCAAGGTCAAGAAACACCGGGAACTGAATTTTACGTCCTGCCAGTACGGACACGACTTTTTTTGCTTCACTCTGGATTTCACTTACCGTCATAGCGTAAGAATATTTATACACCCCTACGGGGATGCTATTTTCAGTACACCCCTGATAATTTCTTTCAAATGTACTGTCAATCACGTTTCCGGCTTCTGTGATTCTGAGAATTGCGAATCCCATGCCGTAATTTGCTACGGCAGGCCAGTCAATCTGGCCCTGCCACGCTGATACGTCAATGCCTTTAATCTCCAATTCTATCAACTCCTTTCATGGAATCAGTTTGAATACTATACATTTTTTATTTTACATAAGATATTGTTTTTCTCAGAAAAAAGCTCGCCTTATCAATTACACTATTGCTGTAAACTTGTACCTCTCCTGTTTTTAAAACGCTAAAAATCATTACATTCCCATCTTGTGTGATATAACTGTCAAACAGGTTTCGGTCAGGAATATATTTACTTGGGATTTTACATAATGTAAAAAAACTTTTCTGTGTTTTAACAGTTCCGCGTATATTCAGTGAAAGCGTCACTACGTTACCTCTAATGGCGCAATTAAAAGTAAACATGTCGATTGTAAAATCATCCGTGTTAGCGGGTGTTTCCAGGTATATCGTGTCCTTACTATTTAATTCATTGATCGCCCCCAATACCGTCCGGTTACTCGTCTGCAAGTTACTGATGACCGCATTGGTCAGTTTCCAGACAATCCAGTTCCAAATTCCACTGAACGGTGAAAGCTTGTTTGCCTTCGCCGTTGCATCGTAAATCATTATCTTGTCGTTGTCTGCCGGTGTTTCTTTCTGTGTGTACTCGTTAAATTTTCCCATTACTGTAATCTCCTTTCTAACTCTTTGATGCGTTTTTCTTGCTCATCAATCTTTGCGCTGAGTTCCTGTATGGCTTTAATTGCGTAGTTGAGAAGATACGGGCTGTTGATCTGTTTAATATCCATCTCGCCGTTTTCATCGTAACCGCCACCTAGCGCCAAGTTCGGGTCGACTTCTTCCAGCTCATCAGCCACGAAACCGATGTTCTGATGCCATCCGCCCATCCGCTCTTTCCAGTCGAACTGACGGACTTTCATTCTGTTTACAGCTTCAAGAGCTTCTGTTTCACTATCTTCAATATTTTCCTTTAAGCGAATGTCGGAAACGCCCGTGTTCGTGTAAACATAATCAGTAGCATAAAAATTTTCAACCGTACTTCCCCACTGCCCCCGAACAGCCATTCTTCTGTATTCTTTTCCGCCAGTCGTTCCCGTACCTGTTCCTAAATAATCAATCCTCGAGCCTGCGTCACTTGCTGACGTAACTGGCTTTCTACGTGTTTTTCCTTCCCAGCCGTATACGTATACGTTGTTATTGATATACGTTCTATCCGCTGTAAAATTGATGATTCCGGGAGTTATGGTTTCTACGCCTTTTACCCATTCGACAAAAGATATTCCGTTTTTATTAAACAGGAATCCTGTATAGTTATTCTCGTCTGTATATGTTTTGTAATACAGCGTTCCATCATTATCCGACTTACTGATACGCTTTCCATCAGCATCATACAGTATCTGCGTACCATCTCCGTTGTTTTTACCGCCAAGTACAAGTGTTCCACCTTTTGCAGCGTTGAACGAAATGTACAGCGTCTGGTTTCCACTTTCGTCCTTGCCGTAATATAGCCCCTTGAACTTTCCACCGTCTGACAGGATATCAACTATCTGCTCCTGTGTCAGTGCTGCTACATCAATCGCAACCGCATACGTCTGCTGATCAGCCAATTTCGTTTTTGCCTGGTCGAAATACAGTGAAACTCTAAGCATGTCATGTGCACTAAGAGATAAATTATCTACATTTATTTTAAGCCTATCGAGAGATGCCGATTGAGATACTGTCAAAACTGTCCATGTAGATCCATTATTCGTGGATTTTTCAAGTTTCCACCAGCCGGACTGACTATGACTTAATGCGCTACTGCCGTCTCTGTAGTAAGAATCTACGATAAGCGGAGATGGCGTTATCTTCTTATCTGCTCCCATCAGCAAAATATCGGCGTTTGACTGGAAAAAATAAGTCCTTCCAGGCTCTCCCTGTTCACCTTTTATTTTTACCCAGGTATATTTCGCTGGTTCCGTGCTGTCTGGTTTTGTATAATCTGTATAATTTCCGATGTATTCTTTATCAACACTGTCCGATACAGAGAAATCCTTTTTGCCATCTGCACTGTTGGCATAAGCGATATGGAAATACGGAGTTTTACCATCTGCTCCCGGTTTACCTGGAAGTCCATCTGCTCCGTTTGCACCTTTTACCAGCGTCCATCTGTATTTCGCCGGTTCTGTGCTGTCTGGCTCTTCAAAATCCACATACATACCAATATATTTGCGGTTGCTGTCCGATACAGAGAAATCCTTTTTGCCATCTGCACTGTTGGCGTAAGCAAGGTGCGTGTATTGCGTTTTTCCGTCCTTACCGTCTTTTCCCGGGATGCCGTTTGCTCCGTCCTTGCCATCATATCCATCAACGCCGCGGAACCGACTCCATGTATAGTCTGCCGGATTGGTGCTTTCTGTGGCCGTGTCCTTATTCGTTGCAATGCCGATATAAGTCGCCTGTGTCACCGTATAGATTTGTTCTCCGGCACTGTCCAAAATTGGACTACCGGTGGAATCCAGAAGTTTTACATAATCTGGGTTGTCTGACATGTCAAGACCATCAGCTCTGGTAGCGTATCTCATCCATGTGTAGGATGATTTACCGTCCGCTCCCTTCGGGCCTTGCACGCCTTGGTCGCCCTCGAATTTCGCCCACGTGTACTTGCTCGGGTCGGTGCTGTCAACGCCGGAAAAGTCCGTATACGTTCCGATATATTTATCCGGTGTTTTGCTCATCTGTGCCGCCGTTGGATTCTGAACAGGAGCATATCTAATATGCAGGTAGGTCGTCTTGCCATCCTGTCCGACACCCGGGATTCCCTGTGGTCCGGCGTACTGTTTTGCAATCGAGAACTGTTTTGATACGACAAGGTTATTCAGATATGCCGCCTTGATGTTCACCCATCCGCTGTCTGCGGTCAGGCCGGTGACGGTGTATGTCTTGTTTTCCTTGTCCCAACTTCCCTGTATATTCTGAGATGTCGTAATCGTATACGTACAGTTATCCGTGATATCCTGCATGCCGTACATGACGGTCGCTGTTGTGGTGCACTCTGGAAACTCCGTATAGTTGCCGTCGCTGTCAACCGGGATTCCCTGATAGTCGTTGTCGAGCTGCATGGTCATGTTTCTAGCCAGAGCTGCCATGTTCTCAACATCTTCAATCTTTTCATCAAGTGGTTTACCGCCGATCGTCACATAACTTCCGTCAAGGGTAACTGATCCGGTATCCATATCCGCTTCAAATATCGCATTTCCACTTTTGTCTCTTACGATGAGCGTTCCTGCGTTAATATAGTCGGCGTTGATGCCCTCTGCATAGAGCAGTCTGGTTATTAATTCGCCAGTCACCGCAAAGCCGTAAGGATACGTTTTTCCACCGTCAATCGACACAGCAAACGCCTCCGCTGTCAGTTTCCAGATTATGTTGGATTCTGCTATGGTTGCTTTGTTGTGCATATAGTATATGATACTGCCATCCTGCTGCGGCTCTTGTGTCATATACAGACCGCTTGAGGAATTGAGCGTTTCAGCTAATCTCCGTATAGCCTCTTCTCTTGCGGATGTTTCTTTTTGCACCATCTGACGTGCCGCAACTATAGCCTTTGTGCTGTTTCCGTAAAAGTCGCTGCTTCCCCTGATCGGATCATCGGCCTGTGTCTTAACTGTAGTCAGGCCGCCCACATTACCTGATACATCTGTCAGAGGAGTAAGATACTTGTTCCCTAATCGGTCGTAAGTGTGCACCATGTCGCCAAACTCGACGAGCGGGTTGTACACCAGATCACCCTCAAGATTCCGGAATCGTGCCCCTACGATCTGCTCGCCGATGATATTCGCTACTGTCTGAAGCTGATTGGTATCAATCAGCTCGTTCTCAAGTTCGAGGACGTATCCTTCCTCTCCGTACATGCCGGAATAATCAGTATCAGTATCGTCGTCTGACTGCCCGTTCGTTATCTTGATTCCGGTTATAACTATATCGTCACTAGAAAGTGTAGGTGGATTGCCATAGTCCTTTAATTCCGGTATATTTGTCCTTTCAAAGTCCCATTTTACGAACTGTAGATTTCCGGAATAATCAATCCGGGCGTTCGCAGATTCGACCATAGCCGCATATCCGAACAACTGGCGAAACGTCATACTGTCAGGAATCTTCCTTATTATAATATCGCCATGGTCCATAGTCAGATTCATGCCTATGCCGATTGTTCCGCAGGCGTCTCTAATAAGGTTAATAAGTGACTGTGGCAGTTTTAGTCCACTGGTGTATGCCTTGTTTGCCTTATACATATCATCCAGTGCCGTAACATTGATGATATCCGAGTACTGCTCCGGCGTAGTGACTGTATAGACTCCCTTGTCAATGGTTTCAATGATGTCTTTTGTGGCTGCCTGTGTTGCGATGATAGGGTCACCGGTGCTATCCAAAATCGGATTATAACTTTCATCTAACAGTGTGCTTACAGATTCCGGCGCCGCATGTGACGTCTGGAGCTTCAGATAAGCATGAATCTTGGCTCCGTAAAAGTTGTAGTTCTTCCACTGCTCCTGATCATTGTTGATATTCAGAGTCAATGTTTTACAGATAGTAGCGCCGACCGGAAAACTGCTGCTTTCCGCGCAATCGGAAAACCTGTTATCGCCGTTCATGATATCCTTATCAATAGTCTTTTTTGTTCCGTCAGGAAAGGTGATATCCACTACCATTCTGACTGGCTCACCAGCTTCAAGCTTTTCTCTAAATGCGTTGCTTATGTTAATCACAGTGGATTCACCCCCGTCATATTAAACTCTAGTGATGATAGTATTTTTCTATCATCTGATAATTCTCCGATAGCTATGTTTTGTGTCTGCCCCACATAGAACGGTGCATCACGCCAAGCCCCGTAATACGGCGAAAAATAATGAAGCGTAAATTTATATCCTTTCGCTACCATCTGTAAAATCTTAGTTGCTTCTGTCATTGGGATATCGCTACCCTTGTATGTATATTGTTCCACAGTGAACATCGGCGTAAAGTATCCTACACCATACTGTGTCCTCTGGCTTGATTCCGTATAAGTCGTGGCAAAGGAGAGCGCAAGGTCTTTGTCCGGTTGCCAAATGACTGATCCGTTGATTTTGTACTTTTCCATAACGCCCTCCTTTCTATGCCATCTCAAACGGGTTTCTGCCGCTTGTGTCTCGTCTCATCTGCGCTTCTTTCATTATTTCGTCAAACAATGTCCTGCGGTTGATCTGAGCTGTAAACCGGTAGCTTCCGCCACCCGCCTGCCGTCCTGCTGTCTCTTCCCGGACAATCTTTCTGAGTAGAGCTTCCGGCGTCTCGATGTTATTACCCTGCTTCTGATCGCCTAAGACCGCAAGGAACTCGTTTTTTGGTGGGATAACTGCACCTTTTGCCAGATACGGGACTGTTGGAACTCGCGGAAAAGTAGCTCTGAACCCGATAGTTTTTGAGCCGAATGGCGTTGGCACTTTCCATGGCCCGAATGAGAATGCCGATTCAACTGCGCTAATAGCCCCATTCACTTTACTGATGGCACCGTTTACAACACTTATGATATTGTTCAGAACAGACCTAATAGCATCTCTCATTCCATTAAATACATTGACTACAGTGTTTTTAGCGGATGTGAATTTATCAACAATAGCGTTCTTGATTCTTTCAGCAAAACCACTAACGGTAGACCATATAGCATTCCATTTCTGATGTGCACTGGCCTTTATGTTTCCCCAGATGGTCGTCATTTTGGTAGCTAGGCCTCTGAGTTTCTTTCCAATATCCTCAACAAAACGTCTTGTTTTATTAGAAATCCAATCCCATACCTTTCCAGCCATTTCTTTGATTTTGTCCCAGTTCTTATATAGCAAAACGCCGATTGCTATAGCTGCTGCAATAGCTACGACTACTAAACCAAATGGACTTGTCAAAAATGCGACTGCTGCACTAAGAGCTTTTGTGGCAGCTGTTGCAATTATGCAAACAGCATTCCATGCCGTTGTTGCCGCTGTCATCGCTACCTGAGCAGCTGTGTTGGCAATCTTAACCGCAGTATTTGCAACAAAAGCAGCTGCCTGCTTTCCAAGTGATACTACGGTCTGTGCAACACTTACGACAAAATCTTTTGCATACAGAGCAGTCAGATATGCAGTCTCGGCTTTATCTATCAACTTTGCTGCAACATTTTCATATATTGCTGCCTTCATCAGATTTAGTACACCTACGACACCGCCTGCTTGCTGAATGAATGAAAGAAGTTCTACTGTTTTCCAAGCCGCAAAAAAGGCTGCTATAACTCCGATATTGTCAGAAAATGTTTTAACCACTGTCGTGAGCAAATTGATAGCTGTCGGAAGTCCTGATTCGATAATCCACTTCAACATTGGCAGAATTACATTTTTGTAAATCCATTCAAGTACATTTCCAATGGATTCCAGAATTGGAGCAAAAGTCGCTGTCAGATTACTGATAGATTCCAACAATGGATAGAAGTCCAGATTTGCCGCCCATGTTGCCGTATCCTCTGCGATTTTCTCAACAAACTGCATGACTACCACGAGAGCATCTGCAATGTTCTGTATAATCTGTGTCCCGACACTGTTCTTATTCCAAGCATCTGCGAAGCCGGATGCAATGTTACCGATGGTTTTAAGTACATTCTGAGCAATCTTAAGCATAGTCGTAAGCATCGTTGTACCCGTACCATTTGTCCAGACCTCAACAAGGCTTTTGCCTACACTCTTAGCGAGCTTTGCAATTCCCGACAAAGCAATGTTTGCCGCATTAATGGTGTTTTTACCCTCTTTTTTCCAAGCGTCCTGAAATGGTTTCCAGAGTTTTTTTAAGAGCTTCGCAAGCTTTTCGGCTGACTTGCTGATTTTATCCAGCGCAGTTTCGCCCTCTGCTACTTTTCCATAGTCAACATTTCCAACAGCTCCAGCCAGACCACCAGAGCTTCCTCCTGACCCTGTTCCTGAGGACGGGACTTTGCTTGCTGTTGACGATGTGTTCTGAGTTGAATAGCGATTAATTTCATCGAGCGGACTCAGATACCCGTTCGCAGCCTTAGCCGCGTCTTTTGTTGCATCAGCTACATCTTCTGTGGAATCTGCAAGCTTACTGGCGTTGTCTGCCGCCTGTCCGTAAGCGTCTGCTGTATCCTGCACGCCACTTGCATCGCCTGTAAGACCTGCTCCACTTCCGCTTGTTTGGCCTGATGATTTCTTTCCAGTGATAAGCTCCGTGAAACTTTTGAAAGCATTCGCCAGAGTCGCCAGTTTGCCTAGCAGAACATTAATCACTTTCAGAACAGGCGTGAAAATATTAATCAGTCCCTGTCCGACTGTTGCCTTGAGAGATTGCAGCTGTAACTGCATCACTCGCACCTGGTTCGCCCAGCTGTCAGAAGTACGGATGAAGTCTCCGGATGCAGCTGATAACTGTTTCTGCACAAAAGCCAGTCGGAGAGCTACTTTCTCCTGCTCGGTCATGGCGGATGTGGTTTTTCCGTAGCCATTTGCAAGTGCATACTGGTCAAGTGCGCTTTGCGTAAGGACCACGCCCAAATCTTTCAGCGTTTCCGTTTCGCCCGTAAACACTGATTTCAGCTTGATATAAGCCAAGTCCTGACTGATGTTATAGAATGATGCCACGTCACCAGTCAGCTGCGTCAAAGCCGTTGACATATCGTAAGCCTGTGATTCTGAGAATCCGAACGACTTAGACATTGCTCCGAACGTTCCGACATACCGTTTAGCCATTGTCTCTGATAGTCCGGCTGAGGTCATAGCATTCTTTGCAAATTCGTTTACCTTGTCAGACATGGTTGTAAATGTAACATCGACCACGTTCTGCACTTCTGCGAGGTCGGAACCAAGCTCTATAGATTCTTTGCCAAATTGAATTAGCTTGCCAACGGCAAACGCCGAGCCAATTAGTAAAGCTATCCCTTTCAACTTAGACGAAGCAGAGCTAGCTACATTACTAAAGCCAGTTGAAAATTCTCTTTGCATATCACCGGACGTTTTCTTAGATTGATTTCCAATTCCACTGATATGTTTTTTTACTCTTGCTGTTGAACCAGAACTGCTTCTTTCAATATGGCTCCATGCAGTAGCAAAAGCTTCACTTGCAGAGTATCCCTCTTTTCTATATATAGAAGCGATTAATGCAGCTTTTTGTTTTGCACTTTTTGAAGTATCTTCTAATATTGCGTTTATTTTTGCATTTTCAGTTTTTACAACTTTTACTGTATCAACAGATGATTTAGAAAAAAAAGATGTAATATTGCTAGAAATTTGCTTTACTTTTCCGCTCAGTGCACCAAATGACTGTTTTATATCATATACACCGCTTTTTATATTTGATGTATCAATCCTGGTATCAATAATGACTGAGCCATCAGCAGCCATACATTCACCTCCTAACTATTTGAGGTTTAACATCTCATTCAGCGCATCCTTGTACGCTTGCTCCTCTTCGCTGAGACGTGTTTTTATATCAATAATGTTCTTATTTTCCTGATAGAATTTCTTTTCCCATTTATCGAGCTTTTCGCCCTTTGCCTTTTTTGAACGAATTCCAACTACGGTATTAAAAAGACATTCGCCAGATTCCATAAAGTATCCAAAAAACGTCCACCAGTGCATATAAGGCACTGCTCTGATTTCTTTACCGGCAACCTTGTTTACTGCCGGAACAATCATGTCTCCGTCCTGCTCCCAGTCCATCAAACGGGGCCTGGGTTTGTTCGGATCATCGTTGGATTGACCGCAGTCGATGAACTCCGATGCTTTCTGACAAGCTTCGTCCAAACGCTCAACCGGTATGCTCTGCCAGTCCTCAAACAGAATCTGTAGCATAACAACTGCTTTCGCCTGTTCGTCCAATTCCGGATCGTTCATGGCGACCAGAATATCAATAATCACTCGAAAATCTGTCCTGATAGAAAAATCCACCCCACTGATGTTGAGTGAGGTGGGAAGCTCATAGGCGGTCATTTTGTGTACTTCTCCGTATACTTATTGACTGCTGCCTGCATTTTCTTCTTTCTCTTTTCGATTTCTGGTGCGATTGCTTCTGCGATCTTGTCAAGTACGATGTAGGCGAATACCTGACCATTGCCGAATACAGTAGTCGCTGTGATCGGTTCCTTGAACAGGTCTTTTGATGCTTCATATCCGAGCAGATAGTTGATTTTGTCTTCAATCTGTTTATTGAGTTCAGCCATCTCTTTACCGGAAGTGACTTTCTGAATGGAATCTTTGAGCTGCTCAAAATATTCTGTCAGTTCTTCTGCACGTGCTGCTACATTAATGTCCGTCGGATTAAGTTTGAAAGATGAAAAAACTTCGTCTTCGTTATTTGTGAATGTAAAAATGAGAATTCCATCATCAATTTTGGTGTTAATTATTTTTGCCATTTGGCGTGCCCTCCTTGTATACGTCCTTATTCGCTGTCAGCTGTGAATGTACCGGAATTGATATCAAATTTTCCTTTGACTCGTTCGCCGGTATAGTTAACTGTGAACGGAATCTGATAGCCGGATGTATCACCGCCGTAGGAGGTCGGCACAACGTAGCAGTCCTGCTGATACGCTTCATACTTGCCTGCCGTAGCTGCTGTCCAGAGATGAACCTCAACTGCTTTTGTCTTGAGGTTGTCGTCTTTATATCTGTTGTCTACGATCTTCTGCAATGCTGTGAACAGATCAGAAGTAGTGTCAGCGTAAAACGGATCAGCATCAGAAGAAACTTCGTAGCCGTTATGCTTAAATGTGGATTCTCCAAGAATGTTTTTAGATGTTTCAGTGTCTGGATTGAGTTCGATGTTGTACTCTTCCAGATCCTTTCCAAGACGCTCATATTTTGGTGTCAGCCCTCCGCACAGAGAACCTGCATCGATATAATGAGCCATATATTTACGGTCAATCTTGCCTGTAACTGCCATAGAAATGTCCTTTCTGCCTATAACTTTTAAAAGGCTGTGTAGGTTAGCGACTAGCTCTAATTGATAGCCGGTTGTTGCTTGTTATATTACTTCATAAGTATTTTCGTAGCGTACCGATAATGGCAATAACCAGTCCTGTACACCACTCTCCTGTGGTTCTAAACCATAAGAGTTATCACGGGTGATACGTTTTATCACTCGTCCCTGTGAAAGCTCAGGAAACGCATTTAAACGTGTCTCAGAGCCATTTATGATAACTGGTTCTCGGCATATCCATTTACCGAGATTGTCCAGAAATTTCTGAACAGATAACTTCTGCCGTTCTTTGTCGGATGCCGTGCGGTAAACTACATAAAATGGATACTGACACACTTGGTGCATTGTTCCGCAAACATCTTCTTTTTCTGAATAGATCAACGCCCCGTTGTTTGCTGAGAACGCAATTCCCGATTCTTTGCCGAGTTCCTCAAATTTGATTGTTTCATTTTCATACAGTCCCGGATACTGGTTCAGAAGTGCTTTCGTGGCGTCTGTCAGAATTTCATATCCGGTTGCATCCTTACCGATAGGCTTATCTGCCATGTCTGCCACCTCCTGCCTGTGCTTTTACTTTACGAATCCATGTGTTTCCGTATTGTCGTTTTGCGGCATCAAACCACTTTGCCTGTGCCCGTGGGTGAGCCTGTCTGGTGTATTCAAGATTTTCCTTTGCGGCTGTCTGACCAGAAAACTGGCTGACGAGAACTTTCTTCGCATACTGCCGAGCGTAAGGGCTTCCAGTCAGCTCGTCCACCATCGTTTTTCCCATATAAAGGAATCTGCCATAAGGTTCTGCCGCCGCACAAACAAAGCCTGTGCCTTGCATAGAGGAACTTCTTGCCCTTGTCTTATCGATAAAGTCTCCTGTAATCATCGGCATAAACGGAACCATACTGTCCATGACCATTCCATCAAGAAGATACTGAGCTTCTTGATACTGTCTGGAGAATCTATCCATATTCAGTTTAATCTTCATATCTCCATCAACTACGGAGAATCCTTTGAAATGATGAATCTTGCTCATATTACTTACCTAGAATTTCAAAGTGTGGAATCAGTGTATATGGGCCACCTACACTGGTAATCTTGAACACGTTATCCTTGTTCTCATTCATGTACTGGTAGAATCCATTTCGGTAATCACTTTCAGTTATTGTTCCACCAGTCCACTCACCCTCCCAGAAGAACGATTCGTCTGAGAATGTGATAGTATCTTCCAGAGCGTTGTTGATCTGCTGTTTCCACTCCTTAACTGGCACCCACGGAAGAATCTTGCCATCTTTATCGGTAATGGTTATATCGCCGTTCTGGACGGTATATCGGATGTGTAACTGTGCGTTGTCAGTTGCGTCTGGCCCGTACTTTTTAAGGATTGCCCCCTTGTCCGTAATGAGGTCAACGCCGGATAAAACATGAGGATACCAGTACGCATCTCCAGTTGTGGCACTTTCATAGTAATTAAAAAGTGTAATTTCAGATGAATACATGATACCCTCTCCTTAATCATTTATTTTTCAGCTTATCCACGTCAACCTTGGACGTTCGCTTCCACAATTCCGTAATCTTTTCCCATCCGAACATGGAAATAAACGCCACAATAAACCCGGCCATGATAGCTGCTAAAATCATATACCACAAGATTGTCATATGGATATACTGCATATACGCTACAAAAGCAGCTACAGTAATTCCAATGGACAGTACAAGCACCAAGGCATCTGTCGGAATTTTCGACAGAAACCCAACATTTTTAATCACCTGCGTAATCACAGACACGCAAAACGCCAAAACACTGATTACTGCCAGAATCAGAGTTACATTTGTAAATAATGCTTCCATCTTTGCCTCCTTTTATAATCCCGCATACAATATCGGTATGCCATCATCTGTCATTACTCCCATCAGAAGCGGTAAAGCTGTCTTAAGAAGTAAGTCGTTCGTTTTCTGTACGTCCCCAGCGGCGGCATACACCGCACTCCATTCCTTTGCACCTGATGCTTTTTGCTGTGGCGTGGCGTAAGAGATGGATTCACTGCCGGATGACACAGAAGTTACAACGCCTGTCGTGCTACCACCGGGCCCGATTGTGGTTGACGTCCCACTAACGGCGGCATTGGTAGCATTCTTTTCAGCGAGTTCAATCTGATACATTAATTCAACCAATGAACAGACCGCCTTTTTGATGCGTTTCTGTGAGCGTTCATTTGTCGGCAGTCCATCCACCAGTCTGTCAAACGTCATTGTGTCCACAAATTCACTGGCTCTTTCTGCCAGTCGTGAAAAGTCGGCTTCTGGCACGACATTGTCGAATGATTCTGTATAGAATTTATAATCTGCATAAGCCATGCCAGTTACCTCCTGATCAATCTACAGGTTTCACAGGAAAAGCCATTTCTCCTGAAACCATTTCCACTCCATCACCCGAAATGATGATTTTCTGGTGCGGATTGCAATTTTTCTGAAACCATTCAACCGCTGTTTTCATGGCTTCTTTAAAATCTTTTATATCGCTTTCCATAGTTGCTCCTTATCATTTTGCTGTTACGCTTGCACTTCCGGCATTCAGTGCCTTGTATGTTCCATCACACTCAACCACTGTAATCTTCTGTCCGGTTGTTGCCTTGATGTCAGCTTTTCCGTCCCAAGAAGTCCAGTTTCTGAGATTCTGTCCATATCCGACAGTTACTGCATCTGCTGCAACTTTGTATTTATACACATTGTTGGCATTTTCTTTAGCTGGATTCACAGTGATTTTTGTATCACCGCTTGCTGTTCCAGCCACGGAATTTACTGTCAGAGTGCCAAGTGTTGGTGTCTCATCAATGGTGATTACTGCGATTGCATCAATGTACTCTGCAAAAAGAGTAAGCCCCATAACCGCAAACGCTTCGGATACTGCTGTGTGGTAGTTGCCCTGAGTGTGGAATCCGATCAGGTTTGTCTCGCCAGATACGGTATACACCAGACCAGCTCTCGCAAAGTCAGATTCGTTCGGGTCAACATAGTACAGGACGATGTTCTCAACAGGAGTTGCAATAACCTGTCCTCTCGGAATCTCGCTGTCAGACAGTAAGAAGATTGTATTGAATCCCATGAAGTCTTTCATGTACTGGAAACCGAACTGATTCTGAATAGTGATCTCAGCTGCTCCGAGATATTCATATACGTCCAGAATGTTGACAAATCCAACAACGCCAGTCACATTTCTGTGCATCTGTTTGAATTTGTTCTCAACTCGGCCCTTAGCCATTGCCAGAGCCATCTGGAAAGTTGTTTCTGTGGAAGTAAGCGTACCGGTTTTCAGATAGTCATAGAATCTGCCGGTAACGTCAGTTTGAAGCTGGAAAAGAAACTCATCATCGGTCATCTGAACGGCGTTCTCGTAACCGTGGTCCTTAATTGCTTCGATAGATACAGCCTTTGCGTACTTTTCAATGGTCATTTCCGCATAGTCCTTTTCTTTTACAACGAATTTGCTGTAAGGGATTTCCTCACCCTCACCAACTTTTCCGCTCTGTAAAGTACCCTCTGCGTATTTGGACTTGAGTACAGCACCCGGCTGCTTTTTGATAGGTCTCATGATACCCAGAATATCACGTAAGTGCTGCCAGTTTCTTTCGAATCTGGTAACGAAGTCAATCTCACGTGCTGTGACATGAATATCATTAGTCATAATAAGATTTGTTTTTGCTGGCATAAAAAAAATCCTTTCTACCCATAATTGTTAAGGTATTGGGTTAGCGGCTATACTCTGGCGTATAGTCGGTGTAAAAATCACTGGAATAGCTGGATATTCTGGGCAATTGCAGCCTGTCTCTCGGACGGGTCTTTGATTGCTTCGATATCTTTTTTAGTCATACTTCCCGGTGTCTGCTGCTGTCCAACGTGAGTGGTAAATCTTGCCTGATTCTGCTGAGCCTGCTGCTGAGATTCATCTACAAAAGCAGATGCGTCAGACTGTTTCATTTGCTCGATCAGGTCATTTAATCCAAGGATTTTACCGTCTTTCAGCTTCAATCCGGCTTCCTTAATGTCTGCCATAACAGATTTCTTTGCAGCTTCACTGGAAAACTTAACATCATCAAGTGCTGTTTTAAGCGCATCTGAAAAATCGCGGTCGTAGATTTTTGCATTGAATTCTTTCTCTGCATCCTCGGCTTTTTTCTTCCATCCGGCAAGCTCTGTCTGAATGTTCGCCGGGTCGATACCGTCAAAGCCTTTCAAGGTTTCTTCTGCTGTCTCGGCGCGTTCTTTCCAGCCATCTCGCTCTCCCTCGACTTTTGACAGAGTTTTCGCTACTTCTTTCGCATTTTTGTAATGCTCGGAGAGCGCCTTTTTCACATCTGCCTGTTTATCCTCCGGGATTTCGATTCCAAATGATTTTAATGTGTCAATAAGCTTCTGCATATATATCCTCCTGGTCGTGTTTATTGACCTGCCGCCGCAGGTAAGTGGATTAAGCCAGTTAGACCACTGGCAGGGTAATCGGAATGGCAGGAATCGAACCTGCGGCACGTAGTTTATACATTGCTCTGCCACTGAGCTACATTCCATTAACCCGGATTCCCGGGTTAGCAAGGTGTTTAACGTGTCATGCCTGCCACGAGTTGTTTCGGGCATCCGTCTGCCCATTTACCTTTTACAAGGAGGTGCGTACTGTCCATGTGAGTGAGCAAATCATATAGACAGCAATGATACGTGCCGGAAATTGCATCCGCTTTTCAACCTCCAGATTCCGCCCGAATCTGTTTCTGTTAAGGACACGTACCCGAAAGGAGGAATCAATGAAAAAAATGTCTATGTCAAGTGGCTGTAACCACTTACGAATCTTCCCTATGAATACATTTTACCACAGTCCCTCCAAAAAGTTGTGGTACATGTTTCAGCTAATTAGAGCATATCCCGGAGCTTTTCCACGTATCTTTTAACAAGATCACGTTCTTCCCGGCACTCTGCATCCTTGGACATATCACTCATTTCTGTAGTGAGTTCGTCCAGATGTTCTTCCAGAGCGGCAAGCATCTTTCTCTTACAGTCCTCAGACTTGCCGGAACGATAGCTCTGTTTCTGTGTCATATAGTCATCATAAGCGTCTCGTCCATCAGAACGACTGTAATGCCCTCTGACATAATGTTCCCCACGTCTGGCATAAGAACTGCCCCGATCGTAATCCGGCATCATTCTGCCGTCATTTGAACTGTATCTCCCCATGCTGTCACGCTTTCTTCCGCGTTCGCTGTAATCGTCATTGTATCCGTTACGCATCTCATCAAGAACAGTGTTGTAATATTCCACTTTTTTGTCCCAATAATACGTATTCTTGATATCCTTGTACATATCAATCAGCTTATATGTCATTTCCAGATTTCCAGTGGTCAGTCCACTGTCAGCAATTTTGGACAGTTCGTCTTCAATTCTTGCACATAAATCCTTGATATCTCTCATAACTGCACCTCCTACGCTTCTCTGGTCACAACAATGTTTGCGTTCGCAACAGAAACAGCCTGATCGCTTGTATTCTCTACTGCGATATTAACACAACATCCGCGAGGTACATCAATATAGATACCAGAGGACACATTGTTGTACTGGTCTATTGCCGCCGGTGTGGAAATCATCTGAGAAGAAAGAACCGGCTCACCAGAGATTGCAATAGCCAGAGAAATAGCTCCGACAGTACCGCCTGTTGGAATTGCGATATTACCAGAAAAATCCACGAAAAATCTAGCCTTGCACTGGTTAGTAAACCCTCTCAGCGTAATAATCCCGCTTCCTTCCCTGTGCTGAATACAGTTAGAACCTTTAACTGCTGTATTTGAAAATACTACGTTTCCATTTGCTGCTACAGTCTGAACAGCTACATTTGTAAATTCTGCCATAATTTTTTTTACCCCTTTCATATCACAAAAGGACAGGTCTCAGCCTGCCCCTCTGTGTAATACGGCATAAGCCGACATTCGAATCAATCGAAAGATACTTTCGATATGAAGTTATCAGCAATTACATCCTGTGTTGCATCCGCATCCGTAATATGTGTTCGGGTTAGGAACCTGATATGCCGGAATCGGTGCTGGATTGATTGCATTAATGAGCTGCTGTGTCTGTGAAGCCATTGCAGTTGTGAGAAGTGCACTCTGGCGGTCCTGAGAAGCGGCACGTCTGAGGTCGTTATTTTCAGCCTGGAGATTGGATATCTTCTCGTTGCACAGGTAATCAAGGATTGCCCTTGTTCCGGCATTCTGGCTGTCAATGATATCTCTTGTGTTGCTGTTCATGGTGTTCTGTAATGCACAGGTATTCTGTGCCATGTTGTAGTTTATGCCCTGGATTGCTTCTCTGGTTTCGCAGCAGCAGTTTGCAAGCTGTGCCTGGAGTGCATTGGTATTCTGCATATTTGCTACAGTGTCAGCATTAATAGCCTGCTGAATGCCGAAACCAGTCTGCATGATGTTTGTGTTGATTCCGTTAAATCCGGTAAGCATACCGTTATTCATGGCATAGAAGCCATCACACAGGCCACTATTGATTCCGTCAAGCTTGCTGATCACTGCGGAGTTATCAAATCCTCTCTGAATATCCGCCTGAGTAGCTGCTGTGGCTACATATCCGCCGCCGTTTCCATTATTGCCCCATCCGTTGTTTCCCCATCCGAAGAAAGCAAAAATGAATAAAACAATAATCCACCAGCTGCCATCTCCACCAAACATGCCGTCATTATTTCTACCGTTTCCAGTAGCAGCGGCAATATCTGCTAAGCTATAATTTCCATCCATAATATAATCTCCTTTTTTGTGTATTTACATCAATCTGGCCAGATTGCAATGTACTATTTCATTCCTTTCAACATGTGCTGGAATTGTCCTGCCATCTGCTGAACCTGATTAAGTTGCTGTTGAGAAATCTTTCCAGACTGAAGCATTTTCTGGACTTCTTCTTTTGGGTTCCCTTTGTAATTCTGTTTAAATTGCATGAATTGCTGTATCATCTGCATTGGTCCGTTTCCCTGCGGCATCCCGCCGCCAAGGGCGTTAAATAATGGATTACTCATCTGCATTTCCTCCCTTGATTGCTGACTCCTGCACGGTATTAGCCCTAACAGGTTCAGGAAAAGAATTTAATCGACTTGCTATAGCGTCGCATTTGGCTTTTAAATCATCGTATTCCTGTCTGGTGACATATTTATTGTCCATGCTTTGAACAGGCTGTTTAGGTGGCATCTGAGTGCCTATTTCATGGTATTCAAACGTCCGTAATGGTTGCGGCATACCGGAAACGTCTGTTGATTTTATAAAGAATTTTTCTGATTCTGAATCCATCAGCAAAACACTTGTCCCGGGTGCTACCAGATAGGATTTTGCGCCGACTTCACCAGATACCCACAGAATGCCATTATTGTTCTGCTGCTGTTGTACTGGTTGAGCTGGAATCTGGACAGGCTGTTGCTGGAACTGGTTCATCTGCCCAGGAACGCCAAAACTATATTGATAAGGATTGTTATATAATGCCATCTTATACACCGCCTTTCTGATTATATTTTTACATAAAAAAAGAACCGGAAACAGGTCGTTTCTGGCTCTAATTAGTGTCTAAAAAGTATCAACACACTTTGATTATTTTATTATTCACCCGGCGGCTTAATCGCTTCGCTGTAGATATGCTCACGTTCATTTTCTCAGCGCAGTATTCAAGCGTATATTCCTTGCATCTCAGCCGGAACAGTCTTTCTTCGTCCGGTGTGAAATTACACTCTACTAAGAATCTGTCTATATCTTTCTTTGTGAACACATATAATTTCATGAGCATACCCCTTATTAATGCTAACGTTGATTCTGCGCAAGATAATTTGTAAGCTTCTGTTTTGTTTTTTTTAATTCCTCAACATTATTCCCACTGATCTGGCTGTCTAACATGGTTGACAACACTTCCAGAATCAATGAATCACGCTCTGCAATCCTCTGAAGGCTCTCGTAATCTCGCTTATCATGTTCTTCCAGTGTCTCAACTCGCTTGTTGAGTCGGAATGCCGGAGCAATCCACTTAAGGATTACAGCTGCTGCCCCTCCAAAAATTGATATTCCTCCGCAGACTGAAAGAAAAAATTGAATAAATTCCTGTATGCTCATTTAGTTACTCCTTTTCCCAGTAGTATACCGGGATCTCGTTACCACTATCCCATGTATCGTAATATTTGCCGTTATGTACTGTCACCACATGGCCATCTATGCAGAGAATGTACGTGCCTGTCGGATGGTCTGTGCAAAAGTCGTTGACTGTATAGATATATCGTTCTGACTGTTCTATCAGTTTGCGCCTGTATCCATGCTTGTAGAGATACGCTCCCCAGACATAATTTGCACTCGGCATATCTGACAGCGCGCACGCCTGCACCATCAGTCCGGTAAATACCGTTTCCCAATCAAAGCCGGTTGCTTTGCATATTGCCCGGACAGCACAATCTCCGACTCGATTCCCAGCAGGATTCGGATTATAATATTCCCATCTGTCCATCAGTCAATCCCCTTTGCTGTCTTATATCGTTTTGCCGCTCCTCTGGCTTTTGCGGCGTTCTGACGATTCCACTTGGCTATCATGAGCCGGTCTTGCAGTTCTCTTAGATCATTGTCTTTGCAGTAATCTTTGTATACAGCATTTTGTTTCTGCAAAAGATAAGACTTCCGGTCAAGGTCTTGTTGGAGTACAAATCTTGTCTGTTCGTCCTTACAGTTATCAACCGCCGCTTGCATTCCGAGAACTTCACGCTTCGTCTTGCGGATTCTTCGCTCATAAGTGCGTTGCCGCTGTTCTTTTTCGTATTGTTTACCTTTGTTGGCTTTATCCTGCGCTGACAATTCCGCATAAGGATTAAATTCTCCGTCACTGGCTCCAAAGCTATGTCGACAGTTTACACCTGATAGTCCGCTTGCCGTTCCATATCCGGTCAATGAGAACGGTGGAAATTTCTTACTCTTGCCAGAACGAGAGTATATCTTGCCTTGCCACCATGAGTGATTACCCGGATTCTCGCCGCCATCGCCCGTTCTGGCTCCCATGTGGGCACTGACTAGAACTAAATCCCAGTCCATTTCTTCCATGCGTTTTAGGGATATATCTCCTGTAGCCTGTGCCACTCCAGTTCTGACAGAACGTGCGACTGCTGTTTCGATAGTGTCACGCCTGCCGGATGGATATGTGACCGTAACACCATCACTCACAACGTTATTAACCGCCTCTTTGATGGCTTGTGTATACCCAACCGCCCCAGTCATTACATGATTATAGGCAAGGTCGCATTGATCAATATAGAGCCTCTGAGCGGCACTTGCGGTGGTTCGTGTAAAGTTCTTCCACTCACCCATGGTCGCAAGCATATTCCGTTCCATGAGCCTTATCATAGCTGGAGACTGTTCGAGCGGCACAGGGCTTAATCCTGCCGCCTTGTATACTTTATCATCATAGTTCATTGCAGTGATTCCAGCATCTTCAAACGCTTCAAGAAGTTCTTGCTGTTCGCGTTTGGTGTATTTGGATAATTCTGCCAGAATATCCTCTAGCAACTCACCGGATTCCTGTAGTGTTCTGATTCTCCATGCATCAGCATTGGTCAGAATATAATCCTCACCTCTGCCGATTCTTGCCATCATTCGAGACACGATCTCGGATATGATATACTGATGCAGTTCTTCCGCAATCTGTTCACTGCCCTCTGTTATCCGGCGTAAATATTCTGGGCTTAACATAATTACTCATCTCCAAACAGTTTTGGTTCGTCTGGCTGGGCTTCTTCAACCATTGCCTTAGCTTCTTCCTCGGTCATTCCCTCGAATTTCACGAAGTACATCCATGCCGGAACCTTTCCAGTCGTCACATACTGCCACCATCTTGCACGGTCGTTTTCACGCACATATAGGATATCGCCAAAGTCGTAATTTACTTCATAAGCCCCAACCGGTGCAAGCCCGTACAGATCAGCGTAAACGTTCAATGCGTAAATAACTTCATCTAGGCAAGACTCCAACTTATCCCTTACATCCTTGACGAACTGCACTGTCCTCTGCTGTTCTGCTTCTACTCCTGTAGCTGTCTGAATGCCGCTAGATTCGTTAAAAACAAAGTACCCGTTGGAGAATCCAATCTTGTACCCTAACTGGCTTAAAATGGCGTTTATGCCGCTTATACGGGTATCTGTGTTGAGAATCGGATTGATTTCCTGATAGAACTCTTTCTCGTCCTGTCCGAATACGTTTTTCACATAATCTGGTAAGCTCATTTCTAAGCATCTATGTTCCATTGCCCGTGGTGTCATAGCGGAGACAGGTGAACCACTCGGCATCAACAATCTGTCATCTGCCAGAACAGTCCTCTTAGAATCAAGAATTTCTTTTGCATTTCGGCTGTATGCAATGTCGAGGTCTTTTAACTCCTCAATGGCTTCGGCAAATATCGGAAGTCCAAGTGGCGTACTGATATCCACGTTATTCGCCTGTGGCGTCCGTAGAACTCCATACAGAGGTCCGTCTAGCTTCTCACCGTTTGCCTTGAGGATTGGCGGCGTATCTGCCATAAGGTCAGCCCATTTGGTCTGTTTAAGGTCAATCTTGTCTCCGATGCTTTGAGGAGACTTTGATACATAGGCTCTGTTAGAAACGTAGTACGGATAGGTTGTCACTCCGTCCACTGTTGTCTCAACAAACCTGTGATATTCGAGCCTTGTGTAGTGTTTTCTACCAACAGTATAAGAATCCTTAAATATAATCCCTTTGATTTCCTGATTATCGTAATCTACAATCATCACATCAGTCGGTGTAAATATGTCAAGGCTCTCACCATTTGGCTTAATGAACACGGTTCCGTAGGCGCATCCGTATTCTACCCAGTGCCGAATCTGGAAGTATACCTTGTCAATCTGCTCCTGTAACCATGTTGCCCTTGCAGAACCATCTATCTGAATGCCGATCGCCAGGGTTGCGAGTCTGGCAGTCTCAGAACACACAGATTTAGCAAAATTAATCGTCTTGATGTTATTCTTATCATCTAACCATTCCGGAACTCCCCTGTAAATGTTCGCGCACCGGTTAATCAGTGATTCCATCTCTGGAAATTCTGCTGCCTGGATATTAAAATCTTCTTCGGCTTGTTTTTTGAAAATCATGTTAAACCACCTTTTTAGTGTTGTTATAAGTCCCATTTAATCTACCTTTTAAAATCCATTCATCTTACAGAAGTATCTCGCACAATAATGTCTTCATATTCTACAACTTTTAAGATTTCGTTAATGTCAGATGATCCATATATTTTTAAACCGATGCTTAAGAATTTATTTATTTTATCTGAAAAGTACCTATCTAACATTTTATGCACTGTACCCCCTCCTGTTAAATAACGGCTCATAAGCATACCTAAGTGCCGAGATTGCATGATCGTTTCCGTCAGGATAACCGCTTATTACATTTCCCTCTTTGTCTCGATCATACTCATATTCTGTAATTTCTTTGTATGCGTTCGGTGTCCGCTTCGGGTCAATGACAAGTGTCTTTGTTTGCAAGAATTTAAAACCATACTCGATACTTCCCGGCCCTTTAATTGCCCCTCTGGCAGGAAGTCCGGCATCCCGGAAATCATTCACGGACTTAGGCTCCGCAGAATCACATATCATCGTATAATCGTCATAGCCTTTTTTCTTGATCCAATCAGCGGTCTTGGAGTTGCTCCATTTATTTACATACAGCTCGTCAATCAGATATATCTTCTCTCTAGCAGAATCGTAATAAGTTCGGAGATAGCAGAACTGGTCCGGATACCATCCATAATCTACGCCAGCGAAAATACGATCCATGTGGCTGATCTCTTCATCTGTAATATCTCTAATCTCCAGATATTCAAACACGTTTCCACCATCGCCATTCGGAACACCCAGGTATTCATGTTCATAGGCTTCTGGATTGATTTCTTTTAGATGTGCTGCATCGTCAATAAACTTCTGTCCGAGCCACTCCGCCGGAGCTTCCAGATAACTTGAATGATGAATAACTCTTTTCGGGTTAGGTATGAGCTTAATCCTGTTTACCCAGTTCGATTTTGATTTTGGTGGATTATATGATGAGAAATCATAAGACTCATCACCACCACGAAGTACTGACTGATTAACAGAACGTTCCTGGGCGTCTCCCTTCATTTGATCTTTTTCCTCTTTCCAGAGGATTCCGATATATCCAAACTCCGGCTTAATAGATTTCAGTTTGGTTTCATCGTCCAGACCACGGAAGTATATCGTTTGTCCCGTCTTAATATACTTGATCTCAAGTGGTGACACCTTACATTCAAATTCTTCCATCAATCCAAGTTCATTGATAGCCCACTTCATATTGGCATATACAGAATCTTTCAGAGTGCCAGCTACCTGTCTCGTAATGCAGGCGTGCATCTGGGGGTTATTCTTGATAAGCTCAACAATCTTAAAAGCTACGAATGAAGATTTCAGACCACCTCGACCGCCCTCAAATACATATTCAATGTTGGGTTTAATCTGTCGGTTAATGTCCACAAACGCCTTTCCGAGTACTCTTCCTGGGAGATAATATTTTTCATCATCATTTTTTGAAGCTGCTGTTAACTCTTCCCATTTATCTACTGCCTGCATATTACCTTTTATGGCCTTATCATACACAGCAGCCGCAATACAGGCGTTATTATTTGCGTCTTCATCAGATATTCCCATCTTCGCAAGTTTCTTCTTTGCGGCAGCTGGGGCAGGATTTTCAGCTATCATCTTCGCTAATTCAGAAAGGGTCTTTTTTTTGCGGCGAGACTGGCCAGAAGCAATGCCGCCTTTTTGACCGTTCTTCACTGCTTCCTCACTGCTTCGACCAGGTTTAAAAGGCTTTAAATTTTCCTCATTTGCCATCCTATCAACATCCAATCATATCCTTTCTGAATTAAGCTATAAAACCCCATAGTAACACTTCTGAGTATATTCTATCACAGGTCAGTAGAAAAGTTGTGGTACATGTTTGAGGAATTTTGTGTTAAAAAAGAGCCGGTAAATACCGGCTCTCTAATTTTATTCATTGCTTTGTAATTTTCTGATCGTCTCGCCCTGATCTCCCGGGCACCCCATGAAACACTCCGGGCAATGTTCGTAAAATGTGCATCTGATGCAGTCATGTGGACTGATCGAGCTGCAATATTGATGTAGTACTGTGAATGCTGATATAGCGAGTTGCGGGGTTATGTCTGGTGTAGGTTTGTCTGTCATGGTTTTTCACTTCCTCCCCAATCTAATTTCTGTCCACAGGAGTAGCAATATGATATCGCTCTAAATAATCCTTTCGCTCCGCAGCAAGGACAATCACCTTTTGTCGTATAATATCTACCCGAAAAATCAAAAATACTTTTCACGTTTTTAGGTTTTTCTGGAATTTGCTTTTCTAGCGCATCAAGCGCAGTCATTCTGACTTCATAAGTACATTTACCGCCATAGGCTGTGTCCTCGTAACTTAATTCTTCTAATGCTTCTTCTGGCTTCATTTCTTCATCTCCTCCAACTTTTTCTCAGCTTCTTCGCGGGTGAGGAACCATGTTTTCCCGTATTCTACGTCAATGCAAATAACGTTCGGGGCATGAATACTGTCTTTATCGCACTGTACGAACCAACCACTTTGTGAAAATACAATGCTGTAAACTTTTTGATGATACACTCTGTTATTTGCTTTATATCCATTCAGAACATTTAAATCGTAATTCGCTTTGCTCGGAATCTTATAAATATCATCACCGATTTTAACCGGCAATCTCACAAGCAATCCCTGTTCTTCTAAGTCTTTGTATTTCTTCAACTCTTTCTGCATTATCGCTAATTTAGCAAGTTCCAATCTATTAAGTATACCATTTTCTTTGAGTTCCTTTAATTCTTTCGGAGTGCCAATATCTTTATATGATTTTAGCTCTTCTAGCCATTCCGCATACTGTTCTTCCTGATTCGCATATTGGATGCAAGTATTTTTATATACTTCATTAGCATTTTCATCTGACGTTTCAAGTTTTGTGTTTTCACTATTCCATCTATGACGTTCTGATAATTTTCTTGAACGATTGATGGCATTTTCAAGTGTTAATCTCTCCATCTACTTCACCTCTTTCAACTTCTCAACTGCCAGTGAAATCCCTGCTTCTCAGCCTCTTTGAGAATCATTTCGTTTTCTTCTTTTGTTCTAACCAGAACACATGTATTTGTTAAGTTAATCATCTACTTCACCTCTTCCATCTGACTTTCTACAGTATCTGCAAGTAACTTCAAGGACTCAATAAATGAGTCTGTCAATGCTGTTCTGTCTGGGTATTTAGCGAATGCTCTGACAAGATTTACTGCATCCTTGATTTTCTCTTCAGCTTCGACGATTTCAGATGCTTCATACAATGTCTTTTCTTTATTTCTGTAAGCAACGTTTTTATCATCGTAAAAATTCAATACATTTGGAAATGGAATTTTGATAGGGATTAAATTGTTTTCTCTCACCCATGTGAATCCCTGAAACTTTGCCATTTTCAGAACGCTCAAATATTCTTCCTGCGTTCTTACAAATACGCTTTTTCCTGTTAAATCAATCATCTGCGTTTCCTCCCGTAATTGCATCAATACAAGCGTTCCAGCCAGTAGCATATCCATCTCCAAATTCGTCTGGAAAATAGCTTTCCATATCTTTCTCCGGCAGTGGATCCAGCGGACACCAAACAGGAATTACATCATTGTTTGGAACTCTCCTGCCACCCGTTGCTCTGCACCAGAAAGTACTTATAAATTTACATTTTCCACAGTTTTCTGGTGTATCAATCACTAATACTGATTTACTCATCTGATTCCTCCTGTAATAATTCTGGATTGTCGAAAATATTGCCAACTACTTCATAATGTTCCAGATCGAATTTATCAAGATATCGTCTGTCTATACTACCAGTTTCGTGCCCTACCCATCCGGCAACGTTCCATTCAACGGTTTCATATGTCGCATCTTCTGGGTAAAATTCGTCCAAGTATGCCATCAGAATATCATTCTCCCAAATTTTCTTCCCGTTCTTGTCACAAAGTCCTGTGAATTGGCAGAGGGTTTCTATATCAATTATATCGGTATATACTGTAAACCGATCTGAATCCTTTCGATAAAAAATAATATCCTTCCCACCTCTGTGATATTGATCTCTTAGGTAATATCCCTCAACCCACTCGCCATTATCAACCCTCTTTGCCTTGAAAAGAATTTCTCTCATGCAGCTCCACCACCTTTCACGATTTTGATTGCAAATTCAAACGCATCAGTTTCACCCTCAAAATACTCTGATGTATATTTTTTCTGTAATGCAGCAGTTCTTGTCTTTTTTGTTTTCAACTGCTCCACAACCTTGTCCACATCAAAAACTGTCGGCTGCTCGTCCACAGCTTCATATATAATTTCTGGACTAAATGTTTCTCTCCCTGTGTTTAAAGAGCTATTAATTGCTTCTTTCAGTTTATCTGCATCTATTAAGCGCATTTATTCATCCTCCCACACTCCCAACAACCGCATCCTCTCATACAGTACAGCGACGGTCTTGCGCCTGTATCCGTAGAAGTCCTTCGGATTCATCGGGATATATCTTTCTTTGCTGATTTTCCTATAGCTTTTCCGGTGTAGGATATTCTCAATAACCATATCCGCTATCACCGTGTTTTTCGGGCAAGCAGACAAGGCAGCACTGGAAAGCAGGTATCCATATTCTGCCGGGAAGTCTTTCAGCATCGTGTTCAGTTTTTCAATGTCCTCTGCCGGAATACCGTAGTCTTTCAGCTTTTTATTTCTTGTCAGCATACCGTTCTCCTTTCTAATCGTCTGGGTGGTGCTTGTCGTACATGATCGCCACACATACAAGACCAGCCACTCCGAATATGATTCCAAGTATAAGTCCTAATAAGAACGTAATCATGTCTCTTCCTCCTTAACGTAATCTTCGCAATCTTCTGCATATTCATAACTGTCCATCATGTCACACCGATTATCACAACCGCCTTGCTTATCACAGCAAATACAGCACTTTGTTTCACCGTCTGGGCAGTCTAATTTGCAATATCCCATTTAATCCTCCTTGTACGGTTCTGGAAGCGGTCGCCATGCCGTGACGCCTTCGCAGTTTAAATGCCATGAACCGTATATACAATACCCAATGCGAACGAATGTCGTTCCTCTGCGAGTCTTACATGATACAAGAACCGTCGTATCATCTTCCGGTAATCTCTCACTGACAGGAATCCAACCGTTTTCTTTCTCGTCATCCATATTTTCGATGAAATCCATGATTTTAAGCCCGAACTCGTATACAGTTCCCTTGAAAGGTCTTCCGTAAGGATTTATTGTCTTTTTTATGTAATCGTATATTTTGCGTTTATCGCTCATACTTCCACCTCCTCATAAGTTTCTCTGAATATATCTGGCTTACACGGATAAAATTCACCGTGTACACCGCGGATGATGTAATCTCCTGCTTTTGCAACCATGATTCCTTCAAGTGTTTTTATCTCGCACCACGCTGGCTCTGGATGGTATTTTCCAAAATGGTGAGTTATAATGTCATTTCTGCTGACTGCATCCCAGAACCAATCTTCTCCAACCAACCCTCTTTCGTTAAGTTGAAATGCATCAATTACAACTGGCTTCTTTCTGTACTTCATACAACCACCTCACTGTCCGCTGGCATCTGATAATCAATATGTCCATTTACATAGGCTTCCTGAATCATATCCAGTACTTTCATGGCTTTTGCTTTGGTGGAATAATTGCCAATAGCAAATGTCTCATATGTATCTAAAGAACAGATGATTATTACATCTCCCTTAGTTCCCATGATTTTGATTGTCGGTGAGTTGTTAAAATTGATTAAGATTTCTTTATCCTGACTTCTGATTAACATTTTGCGTCCTCCTTGTCTTTCTCGCAGAATCCTCTGTGTTCATGCACTGAATACTCGATTCCATAACTCTGTTTCATGTATGTGAGTTTTTCTCCTGTCAATTCGCATTTGTGTTTTCTTGTGTTCAGATACTTACAGGTTCCATCACAGTAGCTCATTTCTTGCCCTCCTGATTCTTAAATCCCATCTTCAAGTCATAAACAAACCGGCAAAGCTTCTCTGCAATCTCATCTGCATTCTCTACATTTGCAAGCTGTCTGACATACTGTTTACCGCACACAACGCAAGTTAATTTTCTGATTGTTTCCCAAACCTGCCATGCGATAATGGAAGAATTAAAAGCATCCGTCATTAGAGAATCTCTTCCGTTTCCGTTGTTGTCTCTGAACCACTTTTCTCTCGGCGCTTTTAACGTGTTTGCAACATCTTCTCTGGTAAGGCAACCTTTGTATTTTTCGTCAATGCGTTTTTCCAGCTCGTCCAGAAGTTCCTTCTTTTCCTGCTCTGTCATTGTGTCCTCACTTTCCATATCTTCTCAAAATTTCTGCAACTGCATTAATATGCTCTGACAGTGTATCTAAATCTTCATCTTTAATTGCTCTCAGCCCACGTGTCGACTTAAAATCTTCGATAGCATATACGCCAGCTTTGATTGCTTTAAACTGCTTCGCCATTTCACTTTCTTTTATGGCATCAGAATCGTATTTATAAAACACTTCATATTTACCGTGCTCTCCAAACTTGTCAGTTTCAATTTTAGTTCGCTTAGGAGTTATACGAACGATCTTTGCGGGATACACCATGACATGCCTAAACCCTATTCCGAATCCACTCGACACTTCTCTTGCAATTCCAACTACATCTCCAACTTTTAAATCATCTTTATTTATCGGATTTAATTTTCCCATTTCTATCCTCACTTTCCCCATGTAAGAAACTGACACGCTATTGTGCAGTCCTCCATGATTCCTTATCCAAATGCTACTTGTCCATTATTCTGCATATAAATCACCGGTGCGGCTTTACGCTCCCCGACTTTCAGATACGGGCAATTAGCTTTCACAAGTGCTTCTGCCATAACCGGAACCACACTGTTTCCGATTCTCGCTACTTGTTTTGCAATCGGGTAATTCCTCCATTTGTAGTCCCGATCAATGATGTAATCTTTTGGAAATCCCTGCATCACCTTTAATTCTTCCGGCTTTAGCATTCTGAGAAAAATATCTAATATGATGTATTTCTCTCCATGAATATCAACCAGAACGTTTACCAGTCCGAACCTGTCTTTTGTTGTAATGGTTCCAAGCGGTTCGTTGAGTACCTGTCCGCATCCTGTTCCATAATATTTAACCAGAAAAGCAGATATCACTCCGAAGTGCCCGGGTGATGTAGTTATTGTATGGAGCGGTTCGTCGCATCCTTGACCGATTCCAGTCTTGTAATACTTTGTAATGAATGCAGTTACAAGTCCGTATCTGTTTGAAGTATCAATGGTTTTTATCGGTTCAGTCAGCAATTGTCCTCTGGAATCGCCTTGTCTGGTTTCTCCGTGATATTGAATTATGAATGCTAATGCATCTTTATTCTTCGCAATGTAAGGATCTGGATTATCAACGATATATTTTTTGATTCCATTTGCAATGCGCTCCTGTGATGCTTATGATCTCGTCAAGAGTAAACTCTCCAACGTACTCAGTGCCTTTGAACAGCTCATACAGTTTCATGCTTATTCCTCCTTGTCACGAACTCATATCCTGTCAACCGGAACGCTCTCGGTGTCTTCGGGTGGTCTGTTTCGATTAATCCATCTGTTCGCAGCATGTCCATGTGGCGAAGCACTGTGGCGTTTGACACACCGACACCATCAGCAATCTCTTTGTAAGACGGTGCGTACCGATGTTCCTTGATATACCGGCAGATGTACAGATATATGTCTTTGTGAATCTGCTGACCTTCTTTATACTTCTGTTTGTACATTCTTCTCACGCTCCTCTTTCATCTTCTGCGATCTTTTGAACATTTTTTCAAGATAGTCTGCATAAGCTAACAGCATGTGGTCCACAAACCCGTTTTTTCGATATTTTTCTGACATGATATGAATCTGTTCTGTCACCTGCTGCCAGTATTCATCATTTTCTTCTATTCCGGCAGTCTGGAGGACTAGTGCCGGGAAGTCAATCTGCAAAAATTTTATCGTATTCGGTATCTGCTCGTGCGTCACTCTCATGCTTATACACCCTTTTCTACCTCAAAACTCTGTTCAAGAAGTCGCTCGTTATCCTTGCTAAACGCCTTTATATAGCTCTGTTTTATCGGTCTGATAAAATGTATGCCATTAGCGGATTTCGCCCGGGAAACAGCCACGTAGAACTGTCCAGGATCCCAACAGCAAGGATCAATGTTGATTTTTTCAAATGTCTGTCCCTGTGATTTATGAATACTGATTGCCCAGGCAAGTTTTACCGGGAACTGAGAGAACGATCCAACTTTCTTACGGACAATCTTCTCTTTCACGATCTTCTGACCATCCTTTTCTTGTTCGGATTCCTCAACAACCTGTTTTTCAATGTCTTTACTGTATCTGTACAAGTTAACTGTTTTACCCTTATCAGTCTTGATGACCAGATAAGATTCTTCAAATTCTCCGTTGTCCACAATTTTCTGGATAATGCCGATTGTTCCATTTACGTAATTTCCGGACAGATCATTGACGGTAATCATAACTTTTGCACCGATGTTAAGAATTAAGTTCTCTCTGGCAAATGCAATGTTCTTGATATCGGCAGATGTCAGATCTCCGTCAACTGCTGCATGAAACACTTTTTCGGTCTTTTTATCTAGTTTTCCAAGGAAAGTATTATTAATCCGATCAGCTTCAGCATTTGTTCCGACCAGAAACGGTGCTTCTGGTATAACCTTGTCTGATTCGTTATTCTCCAGATATGCAATGGATTTTCTAATATTGTTGCCATATTTAATATCATTCAGCACATACTTAAATCCCTCATCATTCTGCCTGCATACCTCATCAAGTTTGATGTATTCAAACCCCATTTCTTTCCAGTATTCAGACATGAAAGCATATCCGTGTTCGTACTTTCCGCCCTTTCCATAATCAGATCCATACATCCGGCAGAGAATTTTACGATCATCTGTTGTGATAACTGGAGGAAGTTGGTAAAAATCTCCAATTACGATTAACTGAATATCTTCTTTATCCTTTCCGCTCAAAAGTCTGTCAACAGCTCTCTCTTCATTCTCCGTGATGATTGTCTTTGCAATCATATTAAACAGGTCGAACCGGCACATACTGATCTCGTCAATAATAAGGATATCTGCTTCCTTCAGCAGTTCAGATCTGGATTTCACTTTTTTCTTATAATCCTCAAACTTAATTGAGATATTTAACGCACGATGCACGGTGGTCGCTCCATACCCGATATTATCCGCAGCTATTCCAGTAGTGGCAGATACCAGAATGCTTTTACCAGCTTTTTCCGCCTCATCAATGAATGTCTGAATAACCGTTGTCTTGCCTGTTCCTGCATCACCTGTCAGAAAAACATTACTACCAGACAGCATCGTGTCTAATGCATATCTCTGCTTTTTATTGAGATCGTCTTTTTTCATTTTGTAACCACTCCTTGTGATAATTATGTCAACTAAATATTTTTGCAATATTCAATTAATTTTGTTATAATAAATCTAATTGTATATACTTTTTAATTTTGTAACCCATGTGTAACCGACTTTTTCAATCTATTGGTTACGCCAAAAGCCCTTATTTTATGCGGGTTTCAGAGGTATGTAACCGTGTAACCAATGTAACCAAGGTTTTCATATAGGAGAATCGCTAGAGTATATGTTTTTTTTACACTCTCAAACTTTCTCCTATAGGACGTTTTTTTTTGTGTTACAACGGTTACATGGTTACAAAATTATGAAAACGGAACATTCGTTCCTTCGCTGGCGGGTGCAAAATCAGCTTCAACTGATCCATTTTCTTGCTCGTTATCAAGGTCCCTTATGTTAATGACCTTCACTGCGATAAGTCTCATCACGCTTCCTCCGTCCCTTTTTAATACCGTATCTCTTTTTCCTGTATGTTTGATTAATTCTCGATTAATCGCCCAGGCCGAAAATGCTTTCCTGGAAAATCCATTGTTTTTTAAAAGGTTTTCAAGAGGTTTCGGATAAAAGTATACATATACGTCTCCATACTCATCTGGAGTTTCCTTGAAGCCCCATTGATCACAGCTAAATTGTGCATCAAAGTGCTGCCCATACACGGAAAGACTTTCAAGAATGAATTCATAGCATCTCTGACCTTCAGATACGTCTTTTTTACGTGTAGGTACGTCCACAACGTCCTCAACCGTCAGCTCACGTCCATCCTTAAATATGAAATCTGTAGCTAATTTGTCAGCCAGCAGAAGCGTAGATATAGCCATTACCTGTTTAGCTGGAAAGTCATATCCGTCAAAACCTTTCTCAATTTCGGCTTTCATTTCTTTCAGATCGTCCGATGTGAACTGCTTGAGATTCCCAACGAACACTCTTCCGGCAAAACCGTAGTTCTTTGTGACAATGCTGTTAATCTCTGCTGGATTCTCATAAATATCCTCACAGCACTCAATCTCAATAATTCTGTTGATTGCTCCTCCAGAATCCGCAAATTCAGAAATAGGGTTCTCGCCGTTACAAATAGTCACATTGCTCCACGTATTTTCCTTAGCTGCTCCGAGGTCCTTATTTGAACGTGCCTTTCCTTTACCGGAACAAAGATTGTAAATCAACGTTTCGTAATTATCCCGGATATACTGAGAAGCATTCTTCGAGTCGTCCAGAATCATCGGAAAGTTATTGAGCATATCTGCCCTGGTCTCTAATGATGTATCTGTTGACCGAAAATTTCCAACATAAGCTCCTGGTGCAGGATTCCCCCAAACCGATGCCGCTATATTGATCGTTACTGTCTTGCCACCACCTGTCTGTCCGTAGAAATCTACGATGAACGGTAGTACGTCAAGCGGTTGTACAACCACGCTTGCAAAAGATGCCGCAAGCGCTATCCGTGGCTCTAATCGTCCACACGACCGTAGCTGCTTAGCTAGAGTCACCCACTTAAAGTAATCTCCACTTTCCTGTATGCTCTGAAATAGTGTTTTAAAGCGGTATTCGCCATCAAAAACGATTGAAAGGTCGTAAGGTACAAATACATTGCCATGCCACCCTAACTTGCTTGTGGAGTGCTGTATGTCGATCATATCGGCATTGTATATTTCAACATCCGCCAGGTATTTCACAAGAAGCCTTGCGTTCTCTGAATTGACCTGCACCCCGAACCTTGCAAGATTAGTTATTGCCCTGGAAGTCACAATGTCAATTTTTGGAACAGTTATTTCTGTCCAATATCCATCCCTTTTAAAAGTCACTGTGATCTGTTCTTCACCTGTTTCAATGTTTTTCAGTCGACGTATCGGCATGATCGGGTGGTGGCATACAAGTTCTCTTGCCTTAGATGTTTCGGAAGAAAAAATTCCGTTCTCTGTAGCTATCCAGCTGCCACAAGCCATGTTAGGATATTCCTTATCAACAGAATCGGGATAGAAGTTCGTGATGTTTTCAACTAACTGCATAGAACGATTTGCTTTTTCTTCTTTTTCCTTTTCCTGCTCTGCTTTTTGAAATTCCTTTATGAACTCTTCTGCTATATGTTTCGCTTTCACACTTTTTGCCCGGTCCATCAGTTTAAATTTGATTTCTGAGCGGTCGATTTTACTTTTTATTGAAAAAAGTTCTTCATACAACTGCTTTTCCATAAAGTCTTGCGCTTGTAAATTTCCAATATTTTCAAGGATTTTCCTCACCTCCTGACTTAACAGACAGTAATTCATGTCTGCTTTTTTCTTTCTCGAGATTAAACTGGCATATATACCAATCTTCTGAATCAGGAGGGAACGTTTTTAACGCTGTTTCGTACATAAGTATGTTCTTTTCTACCTGCTCAAGCTCGTTTGGGACCTGAGCGGGATTGTACTTTTTTGTTTTAATATCCCGCATTTCATGTCTGATCTGGTTACGACTTTTACCTTTTTTAGAGATATAAGTACCACCCAGCTCGATAAATGCAGTGCTAAAAGGGACGGATTCGTATTGCATCACGAAATCAAACACATCGCCACCGGTTCCACAGCCGAAGCAGTAAAAGGAATCATCGTAGATTTTACAGGATGCTGACTTTTCCTTGTGAAAAGGGCAACATATAAAACCAGCTCTATTTGGTTTTAGTCCATACCTGGAAAGAATCTCAGACATTTTCACTGATTGCTTGATCTCATCTTTTGTCATGACAACAACTCCACGATTCGCCGTCCAGTCTCTTCTTTTGTACAGAATTCAAATCGAACACCGTATTTATCTCTGATCGTGCATAGAGATTTATATAGTTGACAACCATCAACAGCCTTGTCAGATATCACAGTCTTTACCTTTTTGCCGTTTACCGTCCTCCAGATGACTTTGTGCTTTCTTGGGTTCTCCCAGAAATATACATCACCAACTGATTTAATATCTGATCCATGTTCACATAGGATAATCAACTGAATACCTGCTTCACGCGCTCTGATAAGCTCTGCTTTGAATCTTTCATGCTGCTGGCAGACATTTCCACAAAGCTCTTGCAAATCCTTTTTACGGTCAATACAGAGTTTTGCATTGTCCAGTGATTGATAATCACCGCAATACAATTTAGAGCGAAAATACTGCACTCCAAGGCTGTCAAACTGACTTCGAATCCGTTCCCATTCTGATTTATGTTCCCTTGTGTCCACTTGTATAACCATTAAAAACACATCCTTTTAATTAAATGGAAGTTCTTCGTCAATTCCGTCTGGAATACTCATAAAGTCCGTACCCGCCAGATTCGATCCCATGATAGCTTCTCCTTTCAGATGATCGTCATAGGCTTTTGTGGTACGCTCTTTTGGAATATCAGCATCATTTATTCCTTCAATACTACGAAAACGGGCAAGTTTGTGACGATTAATTTCTCTGTTATCGTACCAGTCTTTTTCAACCCCAAAGACACCGCCGATCAGTTTACTCTTGAACTGATGCCCGAAATTGTCACCCCATTTAACGGCAAATCCAGGATTTGACTTTTCTACACATGTAATGAATGTTTTGAGATTACGAACACCATAATCTACACTCTCGTCAATAACCATGTAGTTTGTGCCAGAATTCGGATATTTCTTGTCTGGACGAATATCGTTCTCAAACTGCTTCATAAAGTAACCCGCCTGCTCGTCACCGTCGGCAAAATCAAACAGAATAACGAGCATATTTTTAGTTTTTCCCTCATCGTCTGGTTTTGACTGACGCTCTGATACCTGTTTAATCACCATTTTGTGACCGCCAAGCTTAATTGGTTCAAATTCTCCTGCTGCCTGTGTTGTATCGTAATTCTGTGGTTTTAACATATTTTTTTCTCCTATCTAAATTTCCAGTAAAATCCATTTGCTCTTTTTCTATTTCCCAAGCAGCATTGAGAAATGTTGCTTAAATTCGTGCTAGTTTTTCTTGCTGCTTCAGATATACTTTCGTATATTTCGATAACTTTTCCGTCTAACATTTGAACTACCTGCTTCTTACTTGTTTCCACTCCTTTAACCCATGATTTACTCAAAGAACGTCTTTCTTTTAAGGTTCCATATTTTAAGTTATAGGAATGAGTACACCATTCTAAGTTTTCAACATTATTATTGGTTTTGCATTCATCCTTATGGTTTATAATTGGATAGTTATTTGAATTCGGAATGAATGCTTCGGCAACAATTCTATGGCCTAAAAGCAGATGCCTCTTCCCATTTTTGTATAAGGAATATTGACAATATCCGCTTCGTAAAATATTAGGCTTTAACATAATATTGTTTTTTATGCTGAATACTTCTCCATTATCAGAAACTAAATAAAGTTCTTCAAACCCCTTTACTGGTTTCTGCATCGTCTGCTCCTCCTAATTCGTAATAATCTCTAATAATCTTGTCTACTGCTGCCAGATCATTGTCTATAGTCAGTGAATCAAACATACCAATTGGTGATTTGCTGACAGCTCCCTGACTTGCCTGAGTGACAAATAAATGTTTTCCACTTTCTTCAATGCAGCGGAGAACTATTGTAAACATGCCCTCTACGCAAACTTTTTCATCCAAAAGTTTTCCTATTGTCTTTGGCTTTACGTCTCCAGAATCATCCTTATCTTCGTGCATCATAAGATATACGACTTTGCTTTCCGGAACCTTTGTCACAATGAACTGAATCAGATTCCAGAAATAATCGCCAATGTCATTGTAAAGTGAGAATACTGCATTGCCTTTTCCGGCAGAAGCGTGTCCTCTCATAAAATGATTCGTAATAAGATAGCCTGCATCATCAATTACGATTGACTCTGCTTTTGATGCGATCAGGCATTTCATTACCTGCTGGTAATCATCTGTAAACCATCCGTCAATTTTCCCCTTGAATGGAAGTGGCTTGTTTAATACTCTGATAAGGTTCCAGTTTTTGTTTTGACAGTTTCTAAGACTAGTACTTTTACCGGAACCAGATTTTCCAATAATCAATACTGGTGTTGCCATTGTCATTCCTCCTTGTCATAAACCACATGCTTGCTACCCTCAATAATCAGCAAACTTGCGATATCTTTCATGGATAAGGTTGATTCGTTATAGATTTCAACCAGTGCGTTGTATGCTTCTGGCGAAACTTTCACAACCGGGTTGTCCTTATCAGTTGCCGGCTGCTTCTTTCTTGCCGGAATACGGATTTTAAATTCACTCATTGATACTTTTTTCTGAGCCGCTAAAAGCCCATTTAGAGCCTGTACGTAGCTCACCAATGTCCTCGCCTTATACGAACTCTCGATGTAGTTATCAGTTATAAGGGAAAGCTGCTCGTCTATCAGACCAAGGATTTCGTCAATTCTCTCCTGCATCTTTTCTCACCTCGCTAAATAAACAGTAAACATTGTCAGAGCCATCTCCTCTCGCCGGGTTCTGATCACCATTTGGAAAGGTCCCACCAGCGCAATGATACTCAAGATGATTCAGATACATGTCCGGATTCTCCCAGTCAAGAATGTACGCTTTCCGCTTATTCAGCTCCTCCAAAAGCTCGTTCGCTGTCGTTATCAGTTCCATTGTCGGTAGAAGTTTCAATTCCATTTGATTTAGCATTTAACGGACACCTCCCATCTATCAGAAGTTCCAGTAAGAAAGCCTTGATTATTTTGAGACTTTCACGACTTTCTTTTTCGTAAAACGGATTAAAAGATACATTCTGATACAAATCCCATTTAAATTTGTCTTCGGGAAGACTAACATCTTCCTTTCTTCTAAGTCCACATACGCTCATGCCATAAATTGAATAATTGAACGAGGCATTTGCTGTCGGAACTTCATTCACGACTCTTTTACAGAGTTTATAAATCTCATCGATTTCTTTCTCAAACATTCCCATTCTCCTTTCTCTCTGGCGTATCAATATCCCAGAGAATTCCATATACGATCATCGTGGTCATTGCCGCCGCAAAAAGCTGTCTGACCGGTCCACCCCACTGCCAGAAGGGTAGGAATGTGGAAAAACCTCCGATCAGTGCGGCGCAGATGATATTTTTCAGATTATTCACCGATACCTCCCATAATCCACGCAAGGTTGCTCGCCACCAGTGCGGCAGCTGTTATAATCCATGCCGTGAACCACTTTCTTGATTTCTTCTTGCTTTCCTCAACAATTTCTGTCGCAAGCGCTACTTCGATGTCAGCCCATGTTGGCTGATTTTCGTTTCTAATCTCACTCATATCTAGCTAATTTCTCCTTATTTGTTCTTATTTGTCTTTACAATTAGCAGATAGAGGCTTATAATTAACCTGTATCCACTAAGGCGTTTTAGTGGGTGCAAAGCTCCGGGGTGGAGGTTTCGGCTCCCTCCGGGGCACTCACTTATTGAGAGCAGCCTTGCCTTTCCAGACATGACCAGTCACTTCATAGACTTTCCTAGGGCTTATGATGTATGTGATTCGGCCACCGGAAAGGCTTTTTGCTGGCTTGTTATTCTGCACAGCCACGCCAATCGGCAGCCATCCGTACACAATTCCTGCTCTAATTGATGTTACAGGAAGTCCGATCAGTTGACTCGCATCGGCTACCGTCATGTTCTCTGACGAAAACTCTGGCATCCGTGGAATGCCCGATATGATTCTCGCAACCTCTGCGGCGAACTGATGAACCTGTGCGCTTTTTTCAATGTATTCTTCTATGTCATTCATTGCTTTTCACCTCAAAATGTTTTTCCATCAAATCAGCAATCATCAGATATTCTTCTACAATTTTTCCAGATCTTGTCTTTTTCACCTGTTCTCGGAATTCTGGAATAGTTCCGAAAAAGCATCCGCATGCAACTCTGACCTTTTTATCTTTGCATCTAAAAAACGTAGTGGTGCGGAATTGAGCACCAAATCCATGAATAGTTGTGTAATCTGCATCGCCGTACACCTTTGCATCGCCGTACACCTTTGCATCGCCGGACACCTTTGCATTGCCGTACACCATTGCATCGCCGGACACCTTTGCATTGCCGTACACCATTGCATCGCCGGACACCTCTGCATTGCCGGACACCCATGCATTGCCGTACACCATTGCATCGCCGGACACCATTGCATCGCCGGACACCCATGCATTGCCGGACACCTCTGCATTGCCGGACACCCATGCATTGCCGTACACCATTGCATTGCCGGACACCATTGCATTGCCGGACACCATTGCATTGCCGGACACCTCTGCATTGCCGGACACCATTGCATTGCCGGACACCTCTGCATTGCCGGACACCCATGCATTGCCGGACTGGTTTACATTTCCTTCTTTTTCTACCCATCCGCCAGTTTCTCCGGCTTCTACATCCGCAAATGAAATGAGTGCTTTGATTCGGAAAAGTTTCTTTCCGAAAATGTTAATTTTGGTTTCTGATGTTAATTCAAATTTCTTCATTTTCTTTATCCTCCTTAATTACTGTGAATGCACAGTTTCTTTGTTTCGTTTTTTGGATTTTGTGTTATACTCTCCTTTGGAAAGGAGGTATTAAAAAATGACTTATGATGAATTTATGTCGGTCATTAACTCTGATGTTGAAAGAATCCTGTCGGAAAATTCCGCTAATATTGCTCAGAGCCTGTTGCAAGGTCTGCCGGAAGACGAACCTTGCATATCAAAAGAACAATTCCAAATCATCAGAAATGCCGTAAATACATCTATTCAGTCTTCTGTTCAAATAATGTTCGATTACCTAGATTCATTCGGAATGCTGGAATATGAACACCTGACTGAGCATCATGAGCCGCCTGATCTAAGAGTGATTCAGGGCGGACGTTCGGACGCTGAGAAGAAATAATTTGTTGCTGGTCTTGAAGTTGCGATTCAAGACTGGCAGCTCTTCTTTCCAATGAACGAATCCTTTTTTCAAGTGATCTACTCATACATTTACTCCTTTCTTGTGATATACTCTCCTATGAGAGGAGATTAAAATGAAAAATATTGACTTTTCCAACATTGAGTTATCCTTTGGTGAGCGAATAACTCTCCGCTTGTTACCGATTATCAAATCTAATCGTTTCTTTAGATACCAGACACTAGGCTATCTGAACCGCCTAGGTCTGCTTGACCGAGATCACGGAGTTTATACCGTGAACCGAAATTGCAAAATGTACTTTCGAATCAAGCGCAAAGAACGAATTAGATTTATAATCCCAACAGTAATATCAATTGTTGCCCTATTTGCTGGATATGACGTATACAAGATTCCACTTCTGGGCGAAATATTATCAACAGTAAAGATACTATTGATACATGCAATGGAAAGTTTGGGAATTTTGCCATAAACCATTCCAGCAATGTTTTTCTTCGTGCGAAAAAGTACCAGTGGAAAAACTTTTTTATTTGGCTCGTTGTTTTCACCTCCAAGTTAAGAAATTTGTAGATGATTTTGTCTACTTTTTAAAGAAAATTTTTTCTTTCTCAGTAAGCGATGCGATTCCAAGTTCACTACAAAGAATATCTGTTTCCCTGTTTGTGAAGTCTGCCTTGTTCTTACATTTCATTCTGAAATACTGCCTTGAAATCCCTAATTTCTCAGCCAAATATCCATATTTCTTTCCGGAGTCTTTAATTCTCTGTTCGAGTAATGGAGTATCAACCATTCCTGTTCCTCCTTTCTTTTTGTTGATGTTTCTGTCTACATTTAACACTATAACTCGTGTTGATATTTTTGTCAACAATATTTTCAAAAAATGTTGAAATATTTTTCAACACATGTTATACTCTCATTGTAAGCAGAAAGGAGGTACACTCCATGGACATAGGAGAAAGAATTAGAAAGTGCCGTGAAAATTTAGACATGACGCAAGAAGAACTGGCATTGAAACTTGGATACAAGTCAAGGTCTTCTGTGAATAAGGTTGAAAATTCAAGAGAGCTTTCTATAAAGAAAGTGCGTGACTATGCTAAGGCATTAGGCGTATCGCCTGCTTACTTAATGGGATGGACGGAACATAAGCCAGACAATGCAGAATTAGTCGCAGATATCTCAGGAAATCCGCAGCTATTGTCCTGTATTGAAAAACTCACTAATCTTCCAAAAGACGACCAACAGTTAGTTTATGGCTACGTAGATGCTCTCTATTCCAAAAATAAAGCCGGGGATTAATCTCCCCGGTTTTTTAATACTCTGGCAATGAATCTATAGAAGAATTCAAGCAGACTGTCGTCATTTATTTTATCTATTAGTTCAATAATCTCTTTTTTATAATCCATAAATAACCCTCCCTGTCGCAACTACCACCTACATTACAGTATATGCCCGGTTTGTGGGAAATAGAACCGAACATTAGTTCACTTTTTTGCTATTATACCACTAATGTTCGCCCTTGGAAACTGCCAGATATACACCGATATGTTTATGATTGCATAGAAATTATTCGTAACATCAAAGATATAGTCTTTTCTGTTTACTGGCAGGGCAAATAAAAATGGCAGCATGGTCTGCTTT